TCTCCTTTACGGCAGATTGTTTCCACGATCTTTAAGTTCCTTTAGTTCTTCAAGATAAGCAAGAATAGCGTTATATAACTTATCATTATCTCTATGTCCGGTTAGGCTATCTGCCATCTTCTTTCTGACTATTTCTTCGATAAGTTCATCAAGTGTCATTGTCTGCCCCTTTCTTAACTACTCTTGAAAAGTCTATGTATGTGTCGGAGTGTATTTTATCTTTTAACTCTTTCATAACCTTTTTGACATTATGGTTGTTCGGTTTAATATCAAATTTGGTAAAGTATTCAGCCATCAACTTATACATTTCTTGTGCGACTTCGTATAAAACCATTTCTATAGCCATCACGCCGCACTTCCCACTAATCTTGCAAAAACGATATTTGTCTTTATCTTTTTCAGGGATTGACTTTTCAAGTTCCTCTTTGAGTTCGTAATCTTCCTCTGTATAAAAAGGGTTAAGTTTCAACGCTTCTTCAAGTGTATCAATCGCTATCCTGATTTCTTCTCGGTCAACATCTGTGCCTAACCACGCCTTATTTTTAAGGATGTAAATTGCTCCTTGTGCGGTCATTTAATCATTCCTTTCTTCACTCTCATAGTAAATATAAAGTCCATTGTCTTTAGCATACTGATACTCGATATTAGCACCCTTGCTATTTTCCCATCCATCAAGCATATAGATAGCATCGCAACATTCTAACATCGCTATACAGACTTTCATATATTCTTCGTGAGTGAAGTCTTTAGGTAGCATACTATTGACTAATGCCGGATTGATAATGCTTTGGTAGCCATCAGATAGCAAGTCATTGTTTGCTCTAAAGAAATGCGCTTTGTAATCAGGGTCATTCGTTATTGCTCCACTGATATAGATTCTAGGTTTGTTACTCATTATTCTATCAACTCCTTTACTCTAAAAAACTAAATGTAGGTTGTTTACCTACCATATCATCAGGTTTCAGCAACATTTCTTCTTTGGCTCGTCTGTAAAACTCTTTGTTTATCTCAAACCCATAGAAGTTTCTGCCTAACTCCTGACAAGCTCTTGCGGTTGAACCACTACCAAAACAAGGGTCTATAACAACATCGCCTTCATCAGTAAAGGTTTCGATCAATTTCTTAAGCACCTTAACAGGTTTTTGTGAAGGATGTATCTTTGGTACTGACTTATCGTCTTTCTCCCACGCAAACCAATCAAACACCATATGTCCTGTTCCACGAATGTTCTTACCGTTCTCGTCAACCTTCAAGCCGTTTCTAAACTTTGGTAACTTATCACGATAAAACAATAATGCGTGTTCTGTTGCCCCTACAACTCGCATATTAGCCTTAAGTACTTGCGGACTATAATTCTTGATAAAGGTTAATGGAATAAAGTTGTTAAAGCCTTGTTTCTTTGCCGCTTGAATAAGCGTATGTTGTTGTTCAAACGAGCAGAAAACTATCATACACGGACTATTGCTCGACCTTCCTCTAGGAACAGGCTTATTATCATCCTTCCTCATCAACCTTGAACAGAAATGAAAATACTCAAACAAATTGAAGTTATAGTCCGATGCAAATGCAGCCTTGCCGGCTAGTTTAGATTCTCCGTTCTTGCTCTCCCCCCCTTGTACCACATCGGATTGCTACCATAGAAGTTATTGCCTACATTATATGGAACATCCGCTATGATAAGTTGTGCTTTTTGAATAGGGTAACACTTCCAAGATTGCATACTATCGTTGTACAATTCGCATTTTAGCGCCATTATTTTCCTTCTCCTTCCTTCATCTGCTTCGCAATAAACGCCATATACTTTGTGAGTTTAAGCTGATTTTCTTCCATCCTCTGCAAGTAAGAAGCAAGCGAATATACGCTTTCTTCTATCTTGTCTATGCGCTTAAGCAACAATTCTATGCCGTTGACTGCATTGTATTCAGCCGTTTCTTTTGGGTCTGTTTCTTCAAACTTTGTTGGTATTCTTTTTGGACTTATTCTTAAAGCGGATGCAATATTGAGAATATCCCCTGTTGTAATCTCCGTCTTACCCATAAGCCAATTTGAGATATACGAGTTTGATCTGCAAACCTTCTCCGCTAACTCTGTTTGAGTTTTAACCTTGTTCTTGATAATCGACTTCATATCCAACACCGAATAAGGCGGTTTAGGTTCTTTCTCGGTTGTGTTATCAGGCGTTGTGGTATATCCAATAGGTGCGTATTGCTCGTAAGCAATCTTACACCTATTCTCGATACCCTTAACGCATACGCTACTCATACGATTAGTTCGGATTGATTCAGTGATATATCCTCGACTATATCCTAATTCGTGTGATAAATCGTTAATATCAATCCCATTATCAGTAAGCAACTTTTTAAGTGTCGCTCCGTCTATTTCAATCACTTTCGCCATTTTTCTTTTCCCTCGCTTTCTTTGATTTTTCAGCACGCTTTCTACGTTCTTCTTCTCTGATTCTCTGTTTCTCTCTGTCAGCTTCAATCTCGGCTTTCAAACGCTCGAATCGTTCTTCTGCCGATAACTTAACCGGTGGTACAAACTCGAAAAGAAACTCGACATTGTACCGATTGATTAAGTCTTGACAACGAGAAAACATTTGAACACCATTTACTGTTGCTTCTCCTTGATAGTGGTCTACCCAATAGCGCAAATCTTCAAGATTTCTAACATATTCAGAATTGATTGTCTTGATCGTGAGATTTATCCACTCGCTATCTCTTACTACCTCAAGAATCTTCATAAAATCATCAACTCTACGCTCTCCGTAGATATGCTTTTTAAGTTGTCGCAAACTATCGAAAACTATCAGCATTTATAACCACTCTCCCCCACTAAAACGGCACTTCTGTACCGAAATCGCTATCAAAGTCGCTAAATGCATCGGTTGTTTCTGCTTCGGAAGTTTCGCTCTTGTGATACATTTCGTAATCCCAAACAGTAAAGTTCGTGTACTGTTTACCCTGTGCAGCCACATAGTTTGTTGTAACCTCAACCTCTGTAAGAGTGATAACATCATCCTTACCAATTTCGTTTGCCTTCTCCTTTGCTTTACCGGCAAGCGTTACGAAACCGCTAAAGTCCTTAACAAACTTATCTCCGTTCTTGTCCTTCTTGCTAGTTGTGATATTAAGTTGTACCATTTCGCCACCATTTTTAGTTGACCTTCTCTTAACATCCCATACCTTTGCTCTTGCATTGTTCCTAAAACCCATAATTGTTGCTCCTTTCTGTTATTTACTGTTTTCTTGTATCTGTTGAGCCGAAGCCATTTGAACCTCTATCAGTTCCCTTGTAAAACTCATCTGCCGATACCTCTGTAAGCTCATTTACTTCCGATATAGGCATTATTACAATCTGTGTTATCTTATCGCCCTTCTTAATCTGATAAGGCTCTCCACTGTGCTTATATAACTTAACTACGATACTTCCTTCGTAGCCGGCATCACAAACGCCTTCACTCGTTATATTCTGCTTTACATTCAAGCCTGATTTAGACTTAATCATACCGACATATCCCTTTGGTATAGCGATATGTACCTTTGTGTCGATAATCGCCGGTTGTGCTACTGATACCACGAAATTATCAGGCGCATATAAATCGAAACCGGCATCTTCTTCGTGTGCTTTGGTCGGCATATAACCGCCTTCGTCAATCAATACATTCATAACTCTGCTCCTTCCATGATTGCTTTAATTGTTCTACCATCAACTCGATACCATAAAAGCATATGAGATAGTGCTATACGCTCACTAGGTAATAACTCACGCTCTTTGTTCATGATCTGTGTTGCAGACAACTTCGAGATATGCAAGTTGTCAATCAGTTTCTTAACAAAGTCGCTATCTCCGTGTGCCGTCATAATGTTCTTAAGTAATTCGGTGTTAATCATAGTGTTTACCTCTTTTCTTCGGATTTTATTTGGTTTTTAAGGTCTTTGTGTATAAGTTTGCAACGCCTTTTAGCATATTCACTAGGTTCAAGAACCTTAAGAAATCTGCTCTCAACCACAACATCGTCAAGTTCATCTTCTCGGTATCGGCTTAACTCTGTATTATTAAAGATGTAGTCCATCAGGATATTGTGCCTTGAATTTACATCAAGAAGTGCCATATATAACGAATTGCTTATTACAATTGTGTCATCTTCCATATCCTACTCCTTCCCTAAACCTAAACCTCTGATAAGTCCGGCATCAATTTCAGCCATTGTCCTATCAGATACTTTGCAGATTGGTTTACCTAATCTTCCACGCATACAGAATGTAACCATTTCACGATGTATATATCGCTCCTGATTGTTATACTTAACAGGAACAACATCATAACCACTAGGGTTATCTCCTACCATAATGATTGATATGTACTTATCGTGGCTGCGTCCGTCACTTGATACAATCAATACATCGTTCTTATGTGTTCCGTCCTTCTCTAGGAATTCGTGGATATAACCACGCTTTGCAATCTGCATTGCCTTAACTCTCTGTTCTGCCATTTGATTTATTCTCCTTTCGTTTTCTAAAATGGTAGTTCGTCTATTGCTTCGCACTCATCGTGCGCTACAATCTCTACTTCAATTCGTGGGTTTTTCTTGTCAACATCAAAGTCACAATGAAACGCTAGAATGTTACGCCATCCGTCATTGTCAATAACCTTGCACTCAACCAACGCATCTTGTGTTACCTTCATACAGAAACTTGCCACGTTATCGTGATCTCGTTTCTTGTTCGGTTCGTAAAACATATAGTTAAGCGTTACCGGGCAATCAATATGAAGTCGCTTTAAGTCACGCCTGATACACATAGCGACCTTATGTTGTTGGTCTTTCTTAAGTAATGCTCCTTTAGTAAGAAACGAACGCCCTTTGCCCACTTGGGTTCTCTCTGCTCGGATATAGTCATTTAAGCCGTTTAACGTTCCGTTAATAGTGAAATGATACCTACTCATCAGAATCTCCTTCCGTCAATCCCATAAGTTCTTCAAGAAGTATAGGTCTTGTTAAAACCTTGTGCGCCTTACAATAGTCACATTCGCAACACTTTGTAGGCTCAATCTCGCCACTCTTAAGCAACTTAATCTGTTCGATGTATGGCTTGATTTCTTCCAACTTATCGTCAAGCATTTCGCTACTTATCTGTATTACCTCTATATCAGGCACATTCTCCTTTGATACGGCTGCAATAAAGAACGGCAATGTATCTCCTGTATTCTGCCTTACAATCTCACGATAGATAGCACCTTGTATGTCGTAGCCATAAGCCTTGATAAAAGGCACTTTGGTTCGATATACGTCATCCCAATACATTTTACGAATACTCTCACAAGTCTTAAGGTCGGTTATCCATTTGCCTTTCTTATAAGCATCCATCTTGATTTTGAATGGTACGCCTTCAATTTCGCCTGTCATTATTGTTTGGTGTGAACCACTCAACGTTTTCATAAAGAAATCTGACGATTTACAACGTTCAATCATCTTGTTAGCAATTAGATACTCCGATTTTAGATTACCTTTGTTCTTACCGGTTGAAGCAATCATATTCGGATGTTCTTCAAGAAACTTTGGTAGCTTATCAGGTTCGGTTAAGGCACAATCAACGTATGAACCTACATCAAGTGCGGTTTGTGTTGATTTCGCCCACTCTTTAACGTATTCTCCTTTAAGTTCTGCCATTGTTGCCACTTCGCACTTCTGAAACGACTTAAATTGTGAAACGCTACAATACTCGTTATTCATTTCAAGCGAATAGTAGTTATCCTCTGTTAGTT